CTCACAATTAGAACAATCACCGCAGCAATCACCGCAACCACCGTCCTCATCATAATTTCCGAATTCAATTACGTACTCAATCTCGGCGTTAATGTTATGTAAAAGTTCCGACTCTACATCTTCTCCAAACAGAGCAATATCTGTATCGTGCATAAAGTATTTCGACTCGGAAGTGTTATAGGCGGGAGATACATCAACCACCAAATCTGTATCAATGGTTACAAGGTATTCTTTGTTGTAGCCAGCATAATCTTCGTTTTGCAAATCAATGCTACCAACGCTAACTTCATCGAAAAATAGCAACCACTTCAAAAGTTCAGAAGCGTCATCGAATGTCAAAACAGCCGTAACGACCTTGGCATTTTCATTCGCAAGAGTAAACATTAAATTGCCCAATTCATCATAATCGGGGATTCTCAATTTATCCATATTCACACCTTACCTTTCATTAACCAAGTCTTTAATATTTTTGCTGATTCGGCATCTGATTGTCTTTACTGGAGGGAATGTGGTCGCTTCGCCAGTAGCAAGACACTTGCCTTTGCGTTGACCTCTCTCAATAACCTCTGCGCTTAAAAAGCCTTTCCATGATACCTTTTTATTTTCAAGCAGAGAGTCGGTAAAAATATCTACAAGCGTATCACAGAAGTCCGTGACCTGCTGAATATCCATACCTGTTCTATCTACTAATTCTTTAATAATATCCGTTCTACTCATTTCTTTCTCCGATTTCAACTAATTTCTCATTTTAATCTATTTGAATGTCACAATAAGCCTTAATCTTACGCTTCTCCGTGACAACCGTTACGGACTGTTCGGGAGTGCCTACCAATCTCTTGTCGATAGCATAACCGTCCATTCCGTCTACACAACCGCTTTCGATAACCTTGACATCATCAACCGTTGTTAAACCGTTTGTATGTCTATGTCCAAGGAAACAAATGTCGGGAAGTTTAATGTTTGCTTTTCTCGCAAACTGTGTCATATGATACACAACATTTTTTGGAGTATCTTTATCTCCGTGAGTTGCATATACCATATGTCCTCTTACCATAAATGTCGCAATATCGCAATCCAAGTAGTTATCTACAAAACGAACATTCTTAACATTCTTTAAGTCCTTTTTGCAACCAAAAGGCACGAGCAAATCAAAGTTTTCTCCACGAACAGCCTCGTCCTTACTTGCGGTAGAACGAGCGTGATTTCCAGCCGTTGTATGAACCTCGACATTCTGGAACATCTTGCTTAACTCGTAGACAAAATTGCTCACATAGTCCGTTACAATCATAATCTGATTTACCACATTTTCCTTGGCTTCAATTCTCGAATTTACGTGAATAAGACCTTGAATAAGGTCTCCACCGAGAATCAAATAAGCGTTCTGTGCCTTATAAGTAGATTGAATATCTGCAATCTCATCGAGATATTTTTGCAATCTATATTTCAACACATCAATGTTGAATGTATTAAACGGAGAGGAAATATCTACTCCGCAGTGAATATCTGTCAAATGAATGATAGCATCGCATTCGCTATCGGCAACCTTTGAGGGAACATAATCAAATCTTGCAAATTTGTATTCCTCGATTGCTCTGCAACACATTTCATACAGACCTTCAGCACGTCCGGTCTCACGATGTACCTTGTTAAGTGCTGTTCTTTCATCGAAAAGCCTTTGCCTTTCTTTTCTTACTTCGTACTTTTCATTTCGGATTTCCTGTAAATATGTATCGTTACTTTGAGATGCCTGTTTTGCCTTGAAATACTCTGAAACGAAAGCACCACCAAAAATGGTCTGCGTGGCTTTACGAAGTGTATCATAGTGTATATCCAGACCGTATTTTTCAACGATTTCCGCCCAGTCCAAATCAATGGTTCTATTGGCTTTCTGGTAAGCATCTGACAAACACGATTCATACTGCTCCGGTGTCAATCCGTACTCTCGAATCTTTTCTTCCAGTTCAGTCATTTGTCAACCTTCCTAATTAAATGATTTCATCAATGCTACAATCTTCTCCGAGGATATAATCGGCAGCACCGATTTCTTTTGCTGTCTTGGGTAAGAAGTACCACTCGCAGCGATATTTAGCATCATAAAGAGCCTCGTCAATCTTTGTTCGGCTCATAATATATTTGCGGGTTTCCTTTTCGAGTTCGACTGTCTCAAACTCCATTCTATCTCTCATTTTGGCTGTGGAATCATATCCCATAGTCGAGCCATCGTGCATAAGGAATTCAGCATGAGGCATAGCATAACGCTTATGACCGGCAATAAAAATCAAGAATCCCATAGAAGCACATAATGCGAGGTTTACCGTGTAAACAGGTGTCTTTGAAATACGAATAGCATCAATTAAACTATAACCATCAGACACGCTGCCCCCTGGTGAGTTAATATAAATAATAATGGGTTTTCTATCTTCGACAGGAATATCTTTGTCAAGGCGATTGTATCTCAAAATATGATATACCGCTCCGTCTACTACTCCCTCGTCAACTTCGCAGTTGAGATAGATTCTACGACCCTCGTTATCTTCGATGTCAAACTTATCCTCATAACAGAGGTTATATACTTTTTTAATATCTTCCATAATTCGTCTCCTTATAATCTCAACATCATACCTCGATACGAATTGATTACTCGGTATGTTTTGTTGTTTCTCGAAATTGCTTCCGTCAACTTTGTAGCGAGACTTCTCTTGGCTTCGGTTGAGCCGTGAACAAGCACTACTTTATTGGTTTTCAATGAACTACCGTACTTGATTAAATCATTTATATCGGCGTGGCTACTAAAAGTAGACAGTACAATACAATCAGCACGATTATGAAACATCTCTTTGTTTATCTTAATAAGTCTGTTTTCTCTATAATTTTTAATTCGATATGACAAATAAGATGGGTTATCTCCTGTATAGCCGGAGAATATAATCATTGATTTTGAATCTTGGATATATTTTTTCAAATATCCAACTACTCGACCATTAGTACAAAATCCAGAGGACGAGATAATGATTTTTGGCATATCGTTTGCGATACAAGATTGAGACTCGGTTTTGTCAACTATAAAATTAACGTTCCCCCAGTTGTAAACCTCGTTCCACTTGGAGAGATTTTCGCCCTCCAGCATATTTCCGTACAGTTCACAAATGTCGCAACTCAATTTTGAATCAATAAAAATAGGTGTATCGAAATCGCTTCGCACACCGTAAATATCGTATAAAGTTGTTAATAACTCCTGCGTTCTACTAAAACTAAAACAGGGAAGAATGACAGTTCCTTTTCTTTCAAGCACGGTGTTAATTGCCGTTTCAAGATGCTTGACATCATAATTCCTCGTTTTCTTGGTCGCTCTTGTAGAGTCGCCATATGTGCTTTCCATAATAACAACGTCATTGAACATATCGGGAATTTCCGTTTTTGTTACATAGTGGTTACTCGAATGTAAAGCACCAATATCCGATGTATATAACAATTTCTTTGAAGAATTTTCGTCTTTCAAAATCAGTTGAAGTTGTGCCGCACCGACACAATGAGAGTTGTATAACCACTGAAAACTTACATTATCGTTAAGACGATATACCTTGTCATACTCATTGAAAATCTCAATTAAACTCAACGCCTTGAAAACGTCTGATTCTTCATAAAGAGAGGGATAGTCTCTCTTGTAGCGTTTTGATAATACTCTTGCTTCGTCCTGGACGATTGCACAAGAGTTTAATAATAATGGCTTCATTACCTGCGCTGTATTCTTGGTGGCGATAATTTTGCCATTGAAACCCTCTTTGACCAATCTCGGAATGAGACCACAATGGTCGATATGAGGATGTGCAACAAATACAAAATCTATTTCCGAAGGTTTGAATTTGAACTTCTCCGAGTTGATTTTGTAAGAGTCTAAATAATCATTACTTTGGGATTGATGTAATCCGCATTCAAGAAGGCATTGGCTATTGCCAAATCTGACGAGATACTGTGAACCAGTTACATCATCAGAGGATTTGCCTGTAAAGAATATTCCGTTAGTTTTTAATTTCTTTTTTGCCATTCGCAAGACCTCTCATTAAATTCTGTGCAATATCAACATACTCGTCCATAATATAATGTCTATGTTTGGTTCTGGTATAACTCACAGAATTGCCTTGCTTATCCTTAACACCTTGCCCGGTGACTGTTAAAAAACCGTTCTTTGCGAGTAAATCAATTTCCTGTTTTGTAATTTCTTTCATATAAAATGGTTTGCACCATCCTTTTCTTTGAATTAGTAATTTGGAGCTGGCGGAGGGAGTCGAACCCACAACCTGATGATTACAAGTCATCTGCTCTGCCATTGAGCCACGCCAGCGTATAGGCATTCTTGCCTATGTTATATTTCTATTGGTTTAAGCAAAAGACCACCGATGCTTATGTGCAGTTTTTCTCTTGCCTTTGCAAACATCTAAAATATGCGTAGCAGTACCATAAATAGATGTATTATTTGTATCTGTCAAAATAAATCTTGCTGCATCACGTGCAGACGGAAATGATTTGATAAAATCGCCAGATAAAGAAAACATATTTATCATAGAACCTAATTCTTTTTGGTTTACTTTCATTATTGGCAAAGAATCAATGTTTCTGATTTTCAAAATCTTTCTGACGCTTTGAGGGCATATTCCAACAATCTCCGCAGTTTTGTTTTGATTGCCAGTTTGGAGATATGTTTGTACTACAACATCATAATCTATGTATTGGCTACCGTCTCCACCGATTGTCGCATTGTAACCATTCTTAAATGTTCCATAATATTCAATCCAAAACTTTTCTCTTTCTGAAAGAACACTTTCGGAACACTTTTCTACTTCCTCAACTATAAATCCGTCAATTCCGTATTTTTGCATTGCTTTATATAATGGTCGATTCTCGCATCTTTCCTTTTTGTAATCTTTGCAATGTTCAGACCATCGCTCTTGCACAGTAAACATAGTTTTTCCTATGTAGATTTTACCGTTCTTTTTGTTTGTAACCTTATAAATGTATGGCATACCTAAACGCCTCCTTTTTATATTTGTTTGGTGGGCAGGGCAGGATTTGAACCTGCGAAGCCGTAAGGCAACGGAGTTACAGTCCGCCTACTTTAACCACTTGCATACCTACCCATATATTTGAAAGAGCATTTTGCTCTGTTGTTTTTTTATTTGGTAGCGGAGAGGGGAGTCGAACCCCTGTTACCGCCGTGAAAGGGCGGTGTCTTAACCGCTTGACCACTCCGCCAAATATGCGGAAATCTCTATTGCTAACACAATCATCATAATTCTTTTTATATCATTCAAAGAAGGAAGC